ACTGCACAATCTACTTTTTGTCTATCAGGTACGTAATGACTAATAGAGTTCCATATCTGTTCTATGTCTTCGTGGGTAAGTTCTTGCATTAATTTTTTTCCTGCCAAAGTGTTTTAAACATTCTTTTTTTCTTTTGAAAATCCCAGTAACCGTAGTAACCTGTAATTTCTTTATTTTTTATCTTTTTTATTTTCTTTTTCATCTTCTTTTGGTTCTGGTTTTTTAACATTCTGATAATCATTCATTATCATTGTTAATTTATCTCCGTCCCAATCTTTTCTATATTCTAAATGTTCTTTGCCTTTGCTGTCTACATATTTTAATCTATTGCCTGACTGCACTAACACTCCTTGTTTTTCAAACAAATCAACCAATCCAGAATATGGATCCATACCTGTATCATATGGAATTTTAACCTGTACACTTTCAAAAGGTTTAGCATATCGAGTCTTCATAACTTTACATGCTGCTCGAATACCTCTTACTTCTGAAATTTTATTACCTGCTTCATCTTCTTTTAATTTTAATTTTTTCATTGCTATCACAATCGATGAAGCATAGATAAATCCTTGACCACCAGATATTTTATCATCTGGATCAAACATATCTTGAGAAGCATAAGTGTGATTAGTTGCAATTAATCCTACATTGTAAGAACCAAACATGTTCACACAGTTTCTAACTAGAGCTGTTAGGGCTTTGGGTTTTCTACCTAAGTCGCCCTTCATCTCTCCTGCTTCAAATTGATTCACATCTGTGGGAGTTAATAACATACCCAAAGAATCTATCACAAATAGAATTTTAGGAGCATTCTCTCTATTATCTAAGTTTTCTTCTTTGTAACCTTTCATAAATTCTGATATAGTTTTGGCCACATCATCTACCATGGAAAGACTCAATTTTAATAATTTCTTTTCATCTGTGTCCACACCTAATGCTTGTAACCAAGATTCGTCCAGTGCATTCTCAGTATCAATTAGAATAACATAGATACCTTGTGCTTGTGCATTCTTGATTATGTTACCTGATGCTATGTAAGATTTACCCGCACCTGATTCTCCTGCTAGTACAGATACTTTACCTAGTGGAATACCTTTATTAAAATCTCCTGATATCAAATAGTTTAATGCGTAATTACCTGTAGAAATCCAATCTGTGGGATCATTAAATCCTAAACCCAAACCTTGGATTGATTTTGTAATACTTTTTCTAAATTTTGTTGCGTCAAATACTTTTGTCATTTTTTATTCCTATATTCTTATATTAACACTAATTGGCTCCAGTGTCAATCCTGGAGCCAAAAGGGAAATTAGTGTTATTTGCTTTGTCTTGATCTAATCAGTTTCAAGATATCTTCTGCTCTTTTAGCACTGTCAGTGGATGGCTGAGGTGCTGCCGCAGCAGATGCTACTTTTACCGATTCTACTTTGGTAACAACAGCTTCTCCATCTACAGGAGCCGATGTTGAACTAGATCCATTTGCTGGAGCAGATACTCCTGCAGGCCTATAGTATTGTCCATACTTTTCTAGATCATATGCTTCACCTTCTACAGATTTTTCAAATAATTCTTTGATTATTTTTACTTCTGCATCAGTGGGCTTTTTAGGTCTGAAGTCTGAAAGATTAAACAATCCAAACTTATCAATAGCTGCTCTTTCTGCTTCGTCTAGAGCTCTTTCTCTTCTGCTCCATTTTGAAGTAGAGTAATCAGCATATCCACCTTTGGATGTTTTGGTTATTCTAAAATCCACGCCTCTTACGTAATCAGTTGGTAACTCTTCCATTTCTGGATCTAGTAACGCAGATCTAATTATGTTGAAAATTTGTGGACCAATAATGAATCTTCGTATTGGATTTTCTGGTGTTTTGTCATCACTCAACGGATTTTGCAACACAAAACCTTGGAATATGTAACTTTTCTTTTTCCAATATTTTCTGCCCATGTCTTCCATTGACTTGTCTTTGAACCAAGGTCTAACTTCAGTTAGAACTGGACAAGTTTCTCCGTACATTTCCATGCATGGTACTTGTACTTGCACTGGTCTAGAATCAGCTTGACCTTTAATGCCAGCAAATGGCAGTTTGATCATTGCTCTTTCTGTCCAGAAGAAAGTGTTATTCGTATCTTTATCAGGTAAGAATCTCACTACTGCTTCTTGATTTTCTTGTATGTTCCAGTGTGGGTAAATGGCGTTGTCGCCGCCTGTTTGTGAAGTGGAGCGATTCACTTCTTGTTCTTTTAGTCTCGCTCTTATTTCAGCTAGTGTAGCCATAATGTAAGCCTCCTTGTGTGCCTATGTTTGTTTTTATTTGCCTAAATGTATATTAGACATAAAGAATAATATACACACTTATTTATCTGTTGTCTACAGGGGAATTTGGTATTATATACCGGCTAATTTTTTAATAATTGCTAGATCGTCTTCTTTTACCGATTCGTTGTCGCTAGCATATTTCTGATTGATTTCTTCTGCTGCTTCTTCTGCTGCTTCTCGGTCTTTTTTAACTTCTGCTACTGACGTGTGTAGGAAATTAGCTAATTCTAAGTCACTCATCTGTCGGATAGTTGGTCCACCGCCCACACTCTCTGCTGGAAAATCAAAATCTTCCAACTGCAAGCCCGCCAGTTCGATAGCATCTTTTAGAGTGTATTCTTTATCACCCACTTTAAATTTGTCTCCGGATTTCATACCTGCTGCTTTAGCTTTCTGTACAGCCTGTGCGAATTCATTGCCTTCGGTCTTGGCGCCTTGCTTATTTTTTTGGTCTCTGTATTGTTTAGACACTATGGCATATTCCTGTGGTGTTAGTTGTCCCACTTCTTTTTTGTGCGTGCTTCTTAACCATTCAGCAAATCCTGTGTCTTCCTGTACCGTTTCTAACAATCCCATGCTGTCCAATCGATCCATGATCCACTGTTCGGGATCTCCTTCTCTGGCCTTTGCTACTTCATATGGCATCTCTCCGTTGCTCATGTAATAGGATATCAGTTCACGATATAGTTTGCCAAAAGTTATTAGATCTTCTCCACCTAATATAGCATCATATGATTCTCTGTTTCTGTCCAATATCTGTTGTACTTCTTCTTTTTCTCCTCGTCCTATGCCTGCCATAGTCATATCCGAAGTGTCCACTGCTGGTGCTTCCTGCATGGCATCTGCATGTCTTTCTGCATGATCCTGCTGCACCCAAGCATTGAAGTCCATATCAACCATTAATTTTTCCATTTGTTCATCGGATAACTCTGTGCCATCTGTGAATTGAGCATTTTGTAGGTCAAATATATTATCACCGACATCTTGCATTTCGTATTCTATGGTGTTTAGGTCCACTTGTTTGCCATCAATCATGATAGGTCGATTAGATTCTTTTACCACTGATTCTGCCGGTGCTTTGGTAGTGCTCATAGCGTAATCAAAAGAGTCATCGGATTTGTTTGGTTGTTTTTCTTTTCTATTATCCGAAGCAGATGCAGCATCTTGTAGAGCTGTGATCTGTTCTGGTGTGTAATAATTTTTTATGTTTGGACTCTTTAATAGAGTATTCATGATATAATTTTTAACTGTTTCGCAAGCACAAGCATCTGGTCCTTCCTTATCTGCTAGCTCACCTAATTGATCAAATAGATCATCATCTCCAAATCCTAAACTCTGTAGAGTTGACACAGCATTAACAGCTTCTGTGCCCACAGGAAAATGTTTGCTCATTACATCTTTTAACTTGCTGAAATTCTCACCAGCATGATCTTCGTCTGGTAAAGAATGTATGCCTTCAGTAACTTTAGATTCTACTCGATTGGCCCATTTTTCGAATTCTTCGCCTTCGCCTTTAACTTTGCCTTGTCTATCTTTCTTTGGAGCGAACTTGCCTGGATCTTGTCTCACTTCATCGGCATATGCTGGATCTTGTTGCATTTTTTTGTAATCATCGATATATCTTTTTGCCAATTGTATTGCAATTTTTTTATTTTTAGTATAATTTTCATCGGGTTTGAAGAACGGAGAACCTTCTGCTCCCATGTCATCGGCCACTTGACTAGCAAAGTTAGCAATTCTGTCTTCTTCATCATTTCTTGTTAACATTCTTGAAGCAATGTCTGATAGAATAGAACTTAACATGGTATTTTTATTATTAAATTTCGTCACTGATAACATTTTATCAGCAGCTGGATCTGCTCTTAACACTAATTTCTTTTCTGGATTAGCAAGGAATGATTGTACCATTGCTGATTGATCCACGGGTGTTGGCATTACTCCATCTTTGTCATCATATTCTTTCATGATTGAATGTATCAATGGTAGTGCTGATTCTACTTTGTCATCAAGATGTCTTAATGTAAATTTTTCTCTTAAACTATTTCGAGTAGCATCATCTAACTCAGCAATAGTGGTAGGTTGAAAACTTTCTTTGGCTTTCATGTAATGAGCCTGTTTGCTTAAATTTTTTACATAATTTCTCATGTTCTCTAATTTAAGTCGACTTTTTTCTATAATGTCACCTACTGAATTGTTTAATTGATCTTTGTTGGCTGCATATCGAGCAAAACTATTAAGTTGAGCAATCTGTTCACTCATTTTAATAATGTGTTTGCCAAAATCATCATGAGGCACACCACCATTAGCCACGTGTCGAGCCATTGCTCTTGCGCCTGCTAGATGTTTCATTGGATACTTGAATCTCTCACCTTGTTCATTCTCAATGTATAAACTGTTGATCTGTCTGCTTCTTGATCCTGGTACGTTTTCGTCCACCGCTTGTGCATGTCTTATGATTAATCTTGTTTTATCCAAATTCTCGTAAGAAGATTTTTTAGTTCCTGTAAGACTTTCTGCTACTGGAATACCTGCTAGTTTTGTAATTCTGTTTAATTCTTCAGACATATTATCGTCCGTATTTACCGTTTTGTTCACATCTGCAAGATTCTTAAAATCCTGCTGTGTAAGGCTGTTTTTTGTGATATCTCTCACGTCAAAAGTGATTTGATGTTGTACTGCAAAATCTTTAAGTTCTTTTAAAAAATTATACCAGTTAGCTCTAGCAGCATCATCTATTTTTTCAACTAATCCACGATTATAAAAAACTTTCATGTTTTCACCATCGGCCAAACTAATACTTACTCTACCAAAATTATCAGATGATTCACTAAATTCAAAATCAAAGAACACTGCTGATTTAGGATCTGCTGTTACATTGCCTTCACTGTCTCCTAACTGTATGTTGGAGAACTTGCTGCGTATTTTATTAAACAAATCCTGTGATGTTTTGGGCTTAATCATACTGTATTTATTAAGAACCCAAGTTAGCAAATATAGGCATTGGAGCAGTCCATTCTGTGGTTCTATCGGTCCATCTTTCGAATATTTTAGGGTCAAATGTGGCCAAAACCTGCATCATACGAGTCATTAATAGACAAGCACTCACTAGGTCATCGTGCTGTCCTGGTTTGCCTTTATAAGAAACACCTGATGCTACGAAATCTTTTAACTCTGATATTAACGGTTTACTGTTAATCTTCATCTTGCCCGATTCTACCAATTCTTTAAATTTAGCACAGGCTGCTATTTTATGTTTAGCAGTGGTATTAAATCCTCTTCGAAACTTTCTACGATGTCCTTTTCTTATAGGTTCACTTAAAAATTGTCCATGAATATTCTCTTCTCCTAGATCCATCACTCGTAATAATACTGCTTCTCCTAATGTATTGTTTTCCATACTATAAAATATGCTAGGAGTTTCTGCAGGGTTTTTTTCTACGATTGAATCATAGATATGTTTTGTAATGGCTTGAAGTATTCTAACCTGTTGATTGGCTGGAGTAGTATTGTGATGCCATTCTCCTACCTGTTCAAAACTTGGCAATTCAAATACCTGTATAGCAGCAAAGTCTCCACCGGTACCCAAACTAGGATCCAACGCTACCATGTAAGAGTTGCCTGGAGAAGGTGTCTTCCACCAACGCACTTGTCCCATATTAATTAATGGATCTTTGCCTTCTAACTCAACCAATTTTATACTAGAGATTAGTGTTTCATCAAAGATTAAGAATTCACACTCGTGTTCTCGACGGAATCTTTCTTCTCCAATTCTACTTTTTTCTTGTTCTGCCCATTTTTCATCTCGATCTGGGTGTTCTGACCAGTGAGCTTTCATGGCATAGAAACCATTGGTTCCTACCACAGTATCATTGCCGTAATCATCATATCTTTTGCAGGCTTCTTTCCAAATCAAAGCGAACTGATCCTCATCTGAGTTTGGAGTAGAAGTAATCAAACACTTTCCCCCTGTACTCAATGTAGGAGATAGAGAAGTCCAGAATTCTTTAGCCTTTTCAGGCGGTTGAACGAATGCAAACTCGTCACAATATATCAAAGAAAGTGACATACCTCTACCTGTATTCTCAGTGGTTGTGGTCGCCATAATTTTTGATCCATTATCAAATTCTATAGAGTTTCTGTTGTATTGTGTAACACCTGCTTTGATCCATGATGGCAACATTTCATAAGCATATCGCACCCTACTCATAATATCTGATGCTCCTTGATATTTGTGAGCTGCAATCAGTATCTGTGAATCAGGTTTGAACATAGCATACCATAGAAGATATCCAGAAGCACAGGTGGTCTTACCTGTTTGTCGTGGCAGCATGGCGATGCTAAATCTGTGATTGTTATAACTTTCTATTAATCTTTCTTGATATGGATATGGCTCGAATCTCATCTCTCCTTTGGTAGGATGCTGGATTCTCATAAATTCTTTCATAAAGAAAAGAGGACCAGTTTTTGGATCCATACACTGCTCAAGTTTTAATACTTGATCGGCTGTGTATTTGTGTTTTTTATGAGCCTTTTTTACCTGCTCGCTATCTAATGATACGTATGCCATGGCTATTATTTAAGTTTGTACCAATCCGTCACGTTGGTATATGAAGTAGCTCCAAAACGATTCATATGACCTATTTCTAAGCTGTGTATCACAGCTTCTACATAATCATTCCAGTAATCTACAAACTGTTTCATTCTAGGATACTTAGGAGGCACATCCATGGTTTGCCACCAAAATTCTTGTAATATATTTTGGTAATCTGGCATTTTGTATACCACTCTTATAGAAGTATATCTCAATCCGACAGAATATTCTCCAAAGAAATTCATAAAAATATTTAGTGAGTTATTTGGTAAAATTAAGCTACTGTAAATGAGCTAGCTGCTGTAACAGTAGATCCACTAATGTCAATCGATCCAGAACCAAGCACAGTAGAACCATCATCGTTTGGATTTAAACCAACTCTTCTAACTCTTGTTTGCATATCAGCGGCAGTGGCATTTTTATCCATTACTAAATGAATTGTGCCTGCACTTGAATCAGAAACAAGATATGCTAAAGGATTAAGTTCTTTTAGAATCATTTCTACAGCACCGTCGATTAAATCTGAACCACTAGTGGTAGATTCATCTTCAGTTCTTAAATCAATAGCAGAACCATCTGCTTTTTTTACTGTTAATAAAAAAAGATTAGCATTAACCTGATATAGGTCACCTGCATTTGCTTTTACACCTGTTACTCTTGATACTGTTGCCATATGTGTTATTTACCTTCTTTATGTTCTTTGTCTTTAAGAGCTTTCTTCATTGGCTCTGTTTTATTACCATCTTTATCCACATCTAAAAAGTCTGGTTTTGCTTTGGCAGCTTCTTGATATGTTTTTTTGAAACTCTCATATTGAGCTTTTAGACTATTAGATAATTGTTCTTCAGTAATTTCCGCTTCTTCTGTTTTAATTGCCATAGGATTGTCTCCACCAGCTGCTTTAACATAAGCACCTTTTTCACGATTTAAATCTGTGCCATTTGGAACTGCTGCTTTAATATCGCTGTATTTTTCTTTTGGAGTGTTGGCATAATCTTCATC